GAGACATTTTACCTTCGGCAGCATCCCATTTCTTAACTAAATCTGTACGAATTGACATTATTAAATTCCTCCAATGTTTCGTCTATTCCTTAAACACCAACAATTCACTAAACTATTATCTCAAATTATCTTATTATTATTTATAATTCTTTTTATTTTTTATAACAATTTCGATGCAGTACTTTCGATTGTTATTTCTTTTTTTATCTGTTTAACCGTCTCTTCAACTGTCGTTTCATTTACTTCCAAAGACTCACTAACCATTTTACTCTTAGAAGGTACTTCTTCCTGCTCAACAACAATATCAATTACACTCGATAATGTTTTCTTGACTTCTTTATATTCTTTACCCTCAATAAGATTCATGACCTTACTCTTCTGATCCTTATTCAAACCCTCAGTCTTTTCCAGGAAAAGAATCAATGATTTCTGTTTGTCACTTTCATTCACAAGTTCCATCTTCTCTGCCATGTGATTAGCAACTTCCTCTTCCAGTTTGATAATCTCTTCTTTTGCTTCTTTCAGAATACCAAAACCTTCTACATCAAGAGAAACATATTTTTCTTCAAAAATCTTAGTAATCTCTTCAACAATAGGTCTATAAGTTTCATTGATAGCAATCTTGTTAATCATATCATCCGAAATATTCTTGGTTATTTCACTTTCGAGAAACAAATCAAGTTTTTCAGTAATATCATTTTCGAATTTCTGAAGTTTCCCATCATACTCTTTAAGAATATTCTCTTTTTCGAGAACAAGGCGCTTTTCTACCTCTTCTGTACAAAACTTCTCAGCTTTATCTTCCAGTTCTTTTGTCTTAGATTCAACTAAAATATCAACCTTCTCATTAATCATATCCTTAATAGCATTTTCGAATTTAGTTAAATCCTCTTCAGTCATCACACCTTTTAATTTAGAAAGTATGTTATTCATTTTCAAAAATCCTCCTTTATAATCTCTTTAGTATTTATAGTTGTGAATCAAATGAAATCAATTTTTTTCAATTTTTGATTCTCGATACTTCACAGAGAGATGCTTTAGTATATATTATACCAGAGTCTTATTCCCACTCCATATCTGTAATTCCGGTTCAACTCCTCCGGAGATCTTTAAAGTATTTATACTTCAACAAGTTAAAAATAGAAATATTTTATTTCCAATCTATATGTTTGTCAAAAACTGATTTTAAATCTTTTAATGTTGCTTCTTTATTTCTATCTGAAATAACATACCCCTTCTCTTTAGCAGAAGTCATCATTGCAGAATACATATTATTTGTTATGAAATTAATATTCGCGGTATCGTCTTCAGTCCATCTATTTTCCTTCAAATACTCTCTTAATTTCATATTTTATTCCTTATTGCAGTAAGAAATTCATTCATTGCTTCGAATGCTACTTTAGAGCCATTTCTATGAACATTTCTTTCCATCTTCTCAATCGCCATTTCAACGAATCTATTACCCTCTAAAATCCATTCTTTGTTTTCCATAACCGCTTCAACAAATGCTTTAGGAGCACTCGGATCAGATACAATATCCACCCCAAGTAATTGGAAATCATCATTAACATAACCACTATTTTCATCTATCGTTCCAATCCCGCGAGTAGAAACACCAAGAACAACACCTTCCATTATCAGAGTTTTTGCTATTCTTCCTGTTGGAGTATCTAACAATTTCGCTGAACCATATCCAATATTACCCTTCATCTCTAAACTTTCAATTAAATGAGAAACCCTATCAAGATTTATCTGAGGAACATTGCTATGATCTAATTCACCAAGAGCACGGTGCTTTGAAATCTTCTCTTCATTATATTTCTTTACCTCTCTCTCAATTAGAGGTAATTTATATTTTCTTTTATTTTTATTTTCAACTTCGGCCTGTAAAAATGGGCCTTCAATTGTAATCTTTTTTGAACTATGACATCCACCAGAAGCACAATCTTCTTTTAAAACTTTTATATCTTGGAGATCGATATATTCCAGTATTAGTTTCATTTATTTTTTCCCGCCTCGTTTGTTTCTGATCTTCTCTAAAATATCTTTCTTTCTTTTAGTAATACGATCAGTTACCTTTTCAACCAATTCCTCGTCTATCTCGCTTTTCAACTCACGAAGTTTCCCATCTTTAATTGATTTTACCAAAAACTCACCAGTTATTTTTTTAAATGCCATATAGTCCCCTTCTTTTATTTATAATTTAAACTCAAAAATTATTTTTTGAAATCGAAATAAACATCACTTGTTGGGCTATAACTAACTTTATAAGTATCATATGCAAATGTAATAGTATATAATTTCATTTCATTATCACCATAATTATATTCGTTCATTTCTGCTTTTTGGAAATAAATACCAGTAAATGTTATTATAAAAGGTTTAGTATATAAAACCGTTAACTCGAAATTTAACTTTTTTATATCAGCAATGCTGTTATAAACACCATCCGATTTTATTATTAATGTTTTTAAATTCTCTATAAAAGAAAATACATTACCATCCGCATCTTCTTCTAATACCATACTTAATTCATATGCACCATTCTCTTGTCTATCTAAAACAGGGAATGTATTTAATATACCAGGGCCGTGATATTGACCCTCTTGTTTAAAAGTATGTTGCTCATATCTAACGCTTCTAATATGATTAGATTTTATATTTATACTGGGTTCACCGGTAAACTCACCATAAAACAAATAATTCGGCTGTATGGTTTTTGTATCCATACTCGATGTTCTATCATCGATATTAAAACTATTCCTAACCTTTACTAAATCATCAATGGATTTACCATAATTTCCAAAATTTGCTGCCATTATGCTTCTTCTTTCTTTTCTATAAAATCTGGTTCTGGTTCAGTCTCATCTTTCGGTGGTGTTTCTTCTACCGGTTTCTCTGCTGCCTTTGTTTCTTCTTTTGTATCTTCTATCTCTTCTAATTCACCATCAGCTAGTTCTTTTTTCTTCAATTCTTCATTTTTATCAAACTGCTCATTTGTCATTTTCATAAAATTCTTCATAATAAACTCTTTAGAAAATGCTGCATCTGGTCTATCTTTCGAGATAACATCCTCATTAATTTTAGACCAGATATCTATCATTTCAGATGAAGATTCGCGTTCTTTGTATTCTTTAAACAAGTTATTTTCAACCCATCTAACATTAAAATTTTCTTGTTTAATATATTTTTTATCTATACCCTTTAAATTCAATTGTAAAAACAGAATATCAAAGAATATTTTTTCAAATCTACTTCTCAATCTGTTAATGAAATTAGAAAATTTGACTTCCTCTCTCTGGATTTCACCCATCTTACCAGCGGAATAATTAACATTCTCTTCCCATCTGGATTTTGGGAGTTTTAATGTCTTGTATAGTTTCTTTAAAAAATATTCAACATCATTTATCTCACCCAAATTCATTCCACTCTGCAATGTTTCTACACTCGATCCACCATTCTCTCCCTTTGCAAACCAGAAATCTTCAATCATTGATTGAACATGCTGACTGGTTTGTATATTTCCAGTGGTAGCATCATAACTCAATCTCTTTTTATACTTCTGGATAATTCCCTTTATATATTCTTCTGCTTTTCCTTTTGGTAGCTTGCCAGTATCAATATTAAAAACTCTTCTTTCTGGAGATCTAACTAATCTATAAATAACAATCGAATCCTCAATCTGTCTAATCATGTTGTATGGTCTAATAACCGGTTCTAAATATCCACGAACATCTAACATGTTTCTACCAAAACTTCCGAAATTAATATAACTGATTTGGTTTGGTTCAAATCTTATCGATTCTTTATTATCAATAGAAAAATCAGCGGTTGATATTTCACTTTTTGTCTGAACATATCCCTTTATAATATTTCCCTCGTATAAAGGAACAATAGAATGTGCCGGTAAAACCTTAACACCTATAACTTTGGTTTTTGATTCATTTAAAACTATTTCCAGATATAATTCTGCTTCTACCAGCCACCTATGAAAATATTCCCAACCATTATTATGAAACGACAATACATTATTAACCACATATTCAAATTCTTTTTTTATCTGCTTTTCAATCTCGGGTGGAATTCTATCTTTATTGATATCCATATAAACCATAAGACCATCACCATTATCAATAACAGCATCATCACAAATATTATCAAGCGCATCGTTGATTTCTGGGAAAATCGACATTGTTTTATAAAAAGATATTCTCTCTCTTTTAGTATTAAACCAATCATAAAAAGAGATATTAGAAGAAAAAATATCATTAGTAGAATTCAAACCATAACGACTGTAAAAATCGAGTTCTTCTTGTGTCTTTCCTATTGCATTTCTTTGAGTCGCGGCTTCTGGTTGTCGTATCTTATTAGAACGAAAAACATCAGATACCTTATTAAACATTTCAGAAATTCCCATTAAATATCTCCTATTTATAAGTATTTATTATTTTATTAAAGATAAATATTTAGCAGAAACTTCTAATAAAGTAGATTCGTATGTACTATTAGCATAAATATTATGTAATTCATCCCAATCATATCTCGGGACTTCTCTTAAATTTTTAACTCTTCCCATAAAATATTGTCTTATTGCGAAACTTGATATCCGAAATAAACTTTTCAACTTCATCAATTTCTGGGTATCATTATCTTCTGTGTATTTCTTTATTAAATCAATCCACTCTTTTCTTTTTCTGGGTGGGATTACATTTAAATTGAAGCCAAGAAATATGTTCTTTCGTCTATCAACATGAAATACAAAAACATTTGGGAAAAAATCATAAAACTTTTTTTCTTTTATATCTGTTCCCGAGAAATTAATATTCATATTAAACAAATACCCGAAAATATAAAACTTTCCGGGTACTGGATAACCTGAAATAGAATAATTTCTATTTATATATTCTAAATAAT